GAGGTGTAGCGCAGTTGGTAGCGCGCATGGTTTGGGACCATGATGTCGCAGGTTCGAGTCCTGTCACCTCGACCAAAAGCGTACCTCATAAGGGATACAATGTGTATTCCCTATGGGGTACATTTTTATTCCGGAAAGCCTTATACCACAGGCTTTTCCAGCCATCGCGGTTGCAAGCAGGCTATTTGTGTTATTTTAACATTGAGCCAAAACGCCGGAAAACCGCATGATACAGCCATTTCTGTGCCAAAACTGCAACTGCGGTCATTCTCGACGACTCAAAATGTCACCTATCCAACCTTTTGTGTCAACTATATGCAACCGCATGGAGAAAGCAGTAAAAAACCGCAGACCGAAACGCTGTACTTCGTTTCTCGTCTGCGGTTTGTTTATATGTGCCATTCAATTTCCGTACCGTCTTTCAGCCTGAGCACGATTTTCTTTTTGCTGTAAACTGTCATGGTGTCTACCGTGGCGTTCCAAAGTCCCTCGTCAAACTCGGTGACAATATCACTGGTTTCCATCGTCTTGAAAAAGACTTCGATGCGGTTCGCTTTCAGTTTGCGCTGCAGGATTTTCGCGTTCATGTTCTCACATTTGCCCTTGGCGGCTTCATATCGCGTGGCAAGCGCTGCATACTTCGTTTCATAATCCTCTTGGCTGATTGCAGCATGGGCGTTGTCATCAATACACTTGCGCAAAAGCTCCGCAGCCACATCGCATTCCGCTTCCAATTTGCGCATGTCGGATTCCAGCTGGCTGGTATCCGTGAGGAACTCCACCGCCGTGCGGCAGCTATCAAGAATCTCTTGCTTGTTGCGAAGCGCGGCGTTCATCGCGCCGATAAAGAACGTCTTGACCTCATCGTCCGTGAGATGGGGCGTCTTGCACCGCAGACCGTCCCCGGCGCCTTTACCGTATTTTTTGTTGCAGAGCCAGACCAGCCGCCGGTATTTGTCGTTGGAGTGCCATACCTTGTGCCCGTAGCATGCACCGCATTCTCCGCAGATGATGTGCTCTGAAAACGGGCTGACATTGCGGTTTTGCCTACCGCCATTCTCCCTGCGGCATTGAAACTCATACTGTGCAAGCTCAAACACCTCCGGCGAAATAATTCCCTCGTGACTTTCGGTTACATAGTATTGCGGAACTTCACCCTCGTTTGCTTTCATTTTCTTCGTGAGAAAATCCACGGTAAACCGCTTTTGCAGAAGCGCATCGCCCTTGTACTTCTCATTTTTTAGAATACTCTCAACCGTGCTGTTCTGCCACCGCTTTTTGCCGGCAGGTGTGGGAATCCCCTTGCTCGTCAGTGCTTTTGCTATGTAGGTCGGTGAGTATCCCTCCAAAAACATCCGGTAAATACTGCGAACAACCGCCGCCTCCTTTTCAACGACCTGCGGCAAACCGTCGGGTCCTTTGCGATAGCCGAGGAAATGCTTGTAGGGCATGGATACCTTTCCGTCGGCAAAGCGCTTACGTTGTCCCCATGTGACATTTTCCGAAATGCTGCGGCTCTCCTCCTGCGCGATGGAGCTCATGATGGTGATGAGCAGCTCGCCCTTGCTGTCGAAAGTGTAAATATTTTCCTTTTCAAAAAAGCACTCCACACCATGTTCCTTGAGCTTGCGGATGGTCACAAGGCTGTCAACCGTGTTACGGGCGAACCGGCTGATGGATTTGGTCACAATCAAATCAATTTTACCCGCCAGCGCGTCCTGAATCATTTGATTAAAGCCGGTACGGTACTTTGTGGAAGTGCCGGAAATTCCTTCATCCGAATACAGCCCCGCAAATTCCCAGTCCGCCCGCGCTATGATGTATTTCTTGTAGTAATCCATCTGCGCCTCGTAGGAGGTTTGCTGCTCCTCCATATCCGTTGATACTCGGGCATAAGCTGCTACGCGGCGCTTTTGTCCCGGCTTTGTGTGCTTTCCCGTAAACTTTGGAATGGTCGCGGGAATCACCGTTATTTCTCTTTTTGCCATGCTTCATATCTCTCCTTTGCCTTTTTGCTTGCCGCCATACGCTTTTCCTCTGTCCAGCTGTCGCGGCGGGAGGTCTGCCAGTGCTTTGTAACCTCCGTTCCATCAGGCCGAACAATCACCACCGTGTTTGCCTCCGGTATCCGAAGCTGGGTGAATGGCTCACCGTCTACCAAATCCAACAAAACCTGCTCCGGTATCTGCTGCGACGCGCAATACGATTTTCCCAAGGTATTGAAGGTGGAGCAAATCCAAACGGGCTTACTTGCCGTCGTTTTTCGTTTGTAGTGCTTTCCGCATTTTCCGCAAACGATTTTACCGGTAAACAGGTAAGTGTCTTGACGCGGTTTATGCGGCGTATGCTTTTGGGCCCGCCGCTGTATCTCGGCTTGTACCCGCTCGAAGGTATCACGGTCAATAATGGCTTCATGCGCGTCACGGACATAATACTGCGGAAGCTGCCCTGCATTTTTTACCTGCCGCTTGCTGATGTGGTCTGCTATAAAAGTCTTTTGCAACCGCATATCACCAACATATTTTTCGTTTCTGAGGATGCTTGCGACGACAGATTCATACCACAGGCCGCCGTTTTTGGAGGGTATTCCTCTGGCATTTAGCTCCTTTGCAATGGCTGTTTTCCCAAGCCCCGAAAGGTAAAGGTTGAAAATCAACCGCACCGTTTCCGCTTCCTGTGGAATGACAACAAAGGTGTCTCCAACGAGCTGATAGCCGGTAATTCTTGCGGATGTTGGCTTGCCTTCCTTGAAATTCTTGCGGACGCGCCATTTCTGGTTTTCACTGGTAGACAGGCTTTCCTCCTGCGCGAATGATGAAAGCAGCGTGATTAAAAATTCACCGTCCTCACTGAGCGTATGGATTTTTTCACGCTCAAACCACACGTCAATGCCCAGCCGCTTTAGCTCCCGTATGGTTTCCAGCGTCGTGACCGTGTTCCGCGCAAAACGCGAGATGGACTTTGTGAGCACAATGTCCAGCCTTCCGGCACGGCAGTCCGCAAGCAGACGCTGGAATTCAGGACGCTCGTTTTTCGTACCGGTATACGCCTCGTCCGCATAAACGCCGCAATATTCCCAATCTGCATTTTGGCGGATAAAGCGGCTGTAGAAATCCACCTGCGCAGAAAGCGAATGAAGCATTGCGTCTTTCCCGCTTGAAACCCGCGCATATGCAGCCACACGCTTTTTTGCCTCAGCAGGCCCGGCAACTGCAGCGTCAATTTTTGTGATGGTTTTCATCTTGCACCTCCTCCTTGAATTTATCTAAAAGAAGCGGGCCGGTCAGCGGCTCATAGATTTTCATCAGCCGTTTCGCAGCCCGTACAGTGTCTTTTGCCGTCATAAAACCATGCACATGAAGCGCAGAGACAACCATCAGGCATAGCCGTATGTTTTTCTCCGCTAAATGCTGTACTGCGGTCATGCCCTTGTGCTTTCGGTGTGTAGTCCTTGAATCGATCTTTGAAATAGCAGTCTGTCGAGCAGTATTTTTTCGTCGAGCTCTCATTGGCTTCAAACTCCTTTCCGCAGTACAAGCAGGAGCGCTTGACTTTTTTTCTATTGATTCGGTCAGGATGAACTGACCACCAAGCTGTTCGGCAGCTGTCATTACAGAACTTCTTCCGTTTGGTTTTCGGCGTTTGTTGCAGCTTTTCGCCGCATTGCAGGCAATAAACGTACAGGGTATTTTTACGAAGCCCCTGACGACTGATGTAACTCTTGACGGTATTGATTGATAAGCCAAGCTTATCTGAAATTTGCTGATAGGAGTCACCGGCAGCCCTGAGCTCGGCGATGTGTTCCTTATCTTCATCCGTTAAACGCATTGTATCCCTCCTTTGGTAGTGTTGTATATTACCTCTGGTTTCGGGGGATAGCAAGCGATATCACGATAATAAATCGCCGATTATAGGCTTGTATTTCGCCTTGAGATTTGTATCAATTTGAGCAAATTCAGACTCCGTTATCAGCTTTTCAAAAAGGATACGGATCAGAACGCTTCTGGCAAGGCGGTATTCTTTTTCCGCTTTATATTGCTCCGGAGTCATCATGCCTTGCCACCCCCAAAACGGGAACGGATATAGCACTCATGTGAGCAATACTTCTTCTCTTGCTTTCCATACACCGGAAATGCAACGCCGCAGCCGGCGCATTTGACCATGCGCATATTTTTATGCTGCTTCAAGAACCGATGGTCGTTCCACCACTTAACGCGACATTCATCCGAACAAAACCGGCGTGGTTTTCGCTTGGTTTGTTGCTTAATTGGCCCTCCGCACTGCAGGCAGCAGCCCGCATGATTTGTTGCTTTTGCCTTGATATCCTTATCTGTCAGATGATTCCGAGAGCAATAGCTCTTGATCGTGGTTTCCTTAAGAGATAGTCCGTCGGCGATATCTCTGTAGGTTTTGCCTTGCAGACGCAACATATGAATTTGTCTTTTTTCTGAACCTGTCATGCTTCTTACCTCCAGTCTGAGGACGTTGTCCTCACTACCCACTGGAAAAAAAGAAGCCCATCGTACAAAAAAGTAAAAAAACAGCCCCTCGCCGTCCGAAAGTGGAAAGCAAGGGGCTGACTGGCAGACGTATTCACTTTTTCGGAATTTTCAGCTTCTGTCCGGCGTAAATGGTGTCCGAGGACAGGCCGTTCAGCGTCTTGATTTCCTTGTACCGCACACCGCTTCCGAACTTTTTGGTGGCGATTCCCCAGAGGGTATCGCCCTTGACCACGGTATAGATTTCATTGGTTTCCGTGGTTGAAGTGCTTTTCCCGGAAAGAATCTCGTTGACCTTTGCCTGCACAGCAGAATAATCATAGCCCGCAGATGTCAGTTTTTTCTTACGCTCCTCTCCGTTGCCCCAATCCCCGCGGATAACCTCGGCGGCAAGTTCATCAACGGATTTCGTGTAGGTTGCAGCGGCACTCCCTTTACTCCAGCCGTTAAAGCCGCCGTTCTTGATGATGGACGGATAATCGATATATCCATAGTCCATATCCGCATTACCCTTGATTCCATCAACCTTGCCAGTGGAAGAATACTGCCAGATACCGTATTCGCCGGAGTAGGTGCATTTGTCGGCGTACTGCGCCACCCAGTGGGAATAGGCCTTGAGCTTGCTGTCGTCCATGCGCTCCTGAAAACCGGAGACAGCAGAGCCGTAGATACCGACAAAGTATCCGGCATCCTCCATTGTCTCACAGAAAGCGATGGCGGCTTCCGTAATACCGGCTTTGGCAGAAGCAGGCTGCGCTTCGTTATCCATATAGACAGGATACTCCAGCTGCTTGCCTTTCAAGATTTTGATGAAGCGTTCTGCATCAGCTTTTCCTGCAGCGGCAGTAACGCAGTCCTTGCCGACGAAGTAGTATGCGCCGATAGGGATACCGGCTGACTTTGCTCCCATATAGTTTGCTTCCCATTTGCTGTCGGTGTAAAAGCCCGCGTCAGAGCCTCCGGCTTTGATGATGGCAAACTTGATGCCTGCCGCTTTGACCTTGTCCCAGTCAATTGTTCCCTGCCAGTGGGATACGTCAATTCCTTTGATTCCTGCCATAGTTATTGTTCCTCCTCCTCATCATTGCGGTCGTGGAGCTGTTCCAGAACCGCCTTCAGTTTTTCGGGAATGGGAAGCCCCAGATGCCCCGCGTTTTCCAGAATGGAAACACCCTCGTTAGACAGATAGAAAAAGATAACCGCCGTGCGCACCGCGCCGCCGTCACCCAGCACCTGGCTGTCGATGATGCTGCCCACGCCCACCAGTGCGAAAATCAGCACCTTGCGGGAAATGCCCTTAAAGCCGATTTCGCTGGAGAGTTTTTTGTCGGCAATCGCGCACAGCACGCCCGTCAGATAGTCAAGAACGACAAACACCAGCAGCGCGTAGAGAAAGCCGTCCCACCCGCCGAGGAACCAGCCGAGAAAACCGCCCACAGCAGCCAGCGCGGCCTGAATCCAGACCCAGATTTCCTTCATATCGATACCTCCTGTTTCATTTTTTTGTATAAAAAAAGCGCTCCCGTGCAAAGCGGGAACGCTTGAATTTTTAGCTATTACAGTGTCAGAATCAGTTCGGCAAGCTGATTCATCACCGCCGCCCGCGGTCTGCCGGTGCCGAGTTCCTCCCAGTCCGGTTCCGGCACGGTGAAACCCGTTCCTCCTCCAAATTGGTTAATGACCGCAATCACCGGCTCCACGGCTGAGCGGATTTCCAGAATGTGCAACGGCCAGTTCTTCACTTCCGTTTTTCCCGCCGTGATTTCCTCACTCCATGAAACCGGCGTAAGGCCATAGTAGTTTCGCACGGTATTGACAGCAGTGCGAAGCGCTGTAATGTGGGAAGCATTGACCTTGGTCTCGTTGGCCGCAATCTTTTCAAACGGAGACGCCAGCACCGTCAACGAGCGGGAAACCTCCGCGCTGGGCGCTTCAAAGTCAGGATTGACACATCGCACCGTGAGGGCCTTTGCTCCCGCCGTTTGTGATTCAGCCTTGAACATCACCGCCGCACTGCCGCCGACCGCGCCGCTGGGAGAAAAGAGGGACGGATTGTTCACGCCGTCCTGCCAGTTTCCTGTGTCGATTTTTACCTGCACCACCTGTTCGTTCGGCTGCGCGCCGGTGGTCAGCAGTACGCGGGGATTTGGATTGTAGGTGGAAGCGCCGTTTTTCGGTGCCGCGATTGCCGGTTCATCGCAGGCGGCCACCACGCAGAGAATGGTGTTGGAAACCTGCTCGGCGGAATACACATCCAGTGTATCGATGGTCCACAGGCCGTATTTCGTGTAAGTGCCGGGCGTAGTGGAAGCCGCCGCCGTGCGTGTCCCGGAGGACGCCGACAAATTGAAGGTTTCCAGCACATTCCACGATGTCCAGCTTGAGCCGTCCGTCGAGGTTTTGCTTGCCAGCATATACCCTTTGATGGGACTGGTGCCGCCGGACGCGCCGCTCCATGTCAGGGTAATCGGCCCCTCGCTGTAAACCGAAGGGGACGCCGTCAAAACAGACGCCTTTTCGGGCGGCGTGTTTTTCCGCACGGAATTGGAGGAGACCGTCCAGCCCGAATAGTAGCCGGAGCCGGCCGCGCCCTGTGTGCGGATACGAAACCGGCGGTAACTGCCTCTTGTGGCGGGCGGCGAAACCGACAGACTCCCCGATGCAGAGGAAGAAGAAACGGTAGTCAGCGCCGTCCAACTTCCCCAGTCGGCATTGTTGGAGGAATCGCTGTACTGGATTTCGAAGCCGGTGACGGCGTTGTTCGTTCCGGCAGATGCGCCGCTCCACGAGAGCGCGGCATTTCCCTCCGCCACCGTCGGGGAAACGGAACAGGCGGACGGCGCGCCGCAGGCTGTGGTCAGAAGCGCGGAGCTGGTCACGGTATAGCTGGAATTATCGATGACGCCGGAGCTCAGAGACATACGCCCGTCCGACACCACCCGGAAGCGCACACCCTGCGCAGAATTGCCGGTGGTGGAGGAACAGGTCACCGTCACATAGCGGTAGCGGGGCGTGGTGCCGTCCCAGTTGTCATTGTCCGCCGCCTTGATGCGTACTTGCCCGGACGAGCCGTTGACGGTGATGGTGCATAAAAGCGCGTAGCCGCTGTGGATGTAGGAGCCGGAGGAGCCAAGCGCCGCCGCAATGGTAAAGTTGTAGGTCATCTGGCTGTTGTTCGGCCGGCTTTTGGAATAGGTGATGGTGTATTTGACCGTTGGGCCGCTGCCCGCGCTTAGTACAACGCCATTGATATCCGCCATTTTAAATCACCCCATTTCATTCATAGACCGCCGTAATCAGCGAATTGACCGTGCCGCACAAGGATGTGTCCATCCGCCGGTCGGTAATGTCCCCGGCGGCAAGGCTGACCGCGCCCGCCGCGACGGCGATATCCGCCAATGCCAATTCGTAGATGCTGTCACTCCGAGTCAGCGATGGAGCGGTGGGAGAAGCCGCCGCCCTTCCCGTCAGCACCGCCGCGGAAATTTGGCGCTCCACCGCGTCCCAGCGAACGGCCACCCGGTCGATGCGGGGATTCACGCCGTCCGCCGCCGCAATCGTCAGGTTCAGCGTTTCGGTATTCTCATAAGCATAGCCGTTGATCCACGCGCTGCCGGCAAGGACGTTCACCGACAGCCCGCCGCCCGGTGTCACACGCAGGTTGTCGGCATTGGTATAAAAGATGCCGCTTGACACCAGCTTTGCAAAATACCCCGCGAAGTCAGCGGCATCGTACATCCGGTCGCCGCTTGTGCTGTTAAAAAATCCGCTTTTCTCCATTTACATCGCCCCTTTCAGTTTCTGTGACAGCGTGAGCACGCCCTTACCGAAGGTAATGTCCAGACTCTGCCCGGTAGCGTCGTAGCTTTCCTCAATCTCCGTAATGCGGGTGGTAAGCGTCACGCCCCATTTCTTTGAAACCACCTTCACGGTCTGCCCGAGGTCAAAATCCGTGCCGTAGGTCAGATTGCCGTGGGGATTGACGGATGCGTCAAAGGACTGCGCCATCGCAAGCTCGCTCAGCCTACTCTGCCCCTGAAAGAGCAGGGCGGCGGTGTATTCGTCCCCGAAATCCTCCGAACGGAGACTTTTGGCGTCCACAAATACCTCCCGGCGCTCAGTGCCTTCGCTCTCCCCGTACACGGCAAAGACACGCTCCACGCCTTCGCCCTCGCCGCCGATCAGCGCCACGTTGGCATAGTCCGAGGCGCTTTTCGTAAAGGTCTGGGAAGTAAGATTTTCATACTCCCACGAGAACACCGCCTGCGACGCGACACCCTTGTACAGCGTGACGGTAAAGATTCCGCCTGCCGGACTGAACACCGCCTTGATGCCGGCGTCCGCCGCTTCGCATAAACCGGTCACCGCATCCATGAGGTTTTTGTAGGAAATCTGCGTGCTGACCGGGTCCGCCAGCCCTCCGCCGTCATAGGCGATGAAGTCCATCTGCCGGTCGGTGTTGCCCGGGCTGATGAGGTGGTTGTTGACCAGTTGCCCCACGCAGTCGGCAAGCGTGCCGTTCAAAATTTCCGTGTCCCATACGATACGCCGGGCGAGATAGGAAACGGCGAACCGCCCGCTGACGGTGATAAGCTCTTTTTCGTCCTGAGAAATCTCCACATATTCAATCACGCCGGCTTCCTCGCCGCCGCTTTTCCAAAGGAGGTTCCCCAGCGTCAGCAGGGCGAGGTTTTTTTCCGTGGCGATGGCTTTGAGTTCAAAGCTCCCGCACTGGGAATACCGCCTTGTCCAGCGCAGATATTCAAACGACTCCACCACACCGGCAGGCCGGCGGTCTGCGTCAAAAACATATAGTTCCATTAAAAATTCACCTCTTTCAAAAAGGACGGTGCGCGCCAGCGCATGAAAGCCCTGATTTTTGGCTTTCAAGTCCTTTTTGTTGTGTGAAAAGGCGGCGCGTCAGCACACACTTTTACACTACACTCCCAGATACTGCGGGCGGTAGTACAGGCTGACCTCCAGCAGTTCCTTGCCCGCCGCCGCGTCATAGCGGAGCGTGGTCGTTCCGGGAGACAGCTGAAGAAAAGTCGAGCCGGTGTCCAGCAGGCTGAACACGCTGACTTCCTCATCGCTCTGCACCCGCACCACCCGCTTGCCCGCAAAATGGGTGTAAACGCGGATTTCCTCGCCGGCGGTCAGGACGGTGTTCAAGCGGACATATTCGCCGGTGGCGACATTCATCATTTCGGGGTTTGTTACTTCCCCCAGCGCGCGGAATACGATTCGGCAGCCGCAGGACACATCCCCGGGATTTTCCACCGTAATAATCTGGCTGGGCTGGCGGGAGCCGAATTCCACGCCGCCGTCTGGAATTTCCAGCATGAAATGAAACAGCGGCGTCCAGCGCGCCAGCTCCGCACGGATTTCCGACAGCGCCTCGAAAAAGGGAGAGGGACACAGCAGGCTCACGAAAAGGCCCGGCGCGCGCTCCCTGCCCGAGGCGGTGAACCCGGCTTCCTCCACCACGCAGGCAATCTGCCGGTTCCGGTAGGTCAGCGTGCCGGTTTGCTTTGGCGTGAAGATCTTCAAAAACTGCCTTCGGTATTCGTAGGCTTTGTTTGGCGTTCCCGCCGCAATCGTGCCTTCAATGGTAATGTTGCGCATATCCAGCGCGGAGGAAATGAAAAAAGCGCCGTCCTGCTGGGGCGCTTGGAAGGTATTGACGGTCTGGCGGACGCTTCCCGCGCCGTCGAGCTTCGTCAGAAAAAACGGCTTTGCCTGCCGCAGCGTCAGTTTCTCTCCCGATTCATTGGTATAGGTCAGTTCCATGCCGTCCCTCCTTAAAACTCCAGCGCCAGTTTGCGCGAGAGGTTCTTAAATTCCCGGGCAAGCTCCTTTTCGGACAGCGCCTTGGGAGTAACCACCGAGATATTCTGCGTGATGCTTGTGCCGGCGGAAATGCTTCGCCCGGACGCGCCGGCACTTACGGAAAAGCTGGCGGGAATGGCGTTCTGCATTTCGCGGGAGACGGAAGCCATCGCGTCCTCGAACCCCACGCCGATGCCTTCGCCCATGTTCCGGCCAAGACCGGCAAACAGCGTCGAGGGCGAATGGATGCCGAAGAAGTCCTTGATGCGGTCCACAATGCCGCCGAAGAAGCCGCTGATTTTGTTCCACAGCCATGCGCCCGCGTCCGAAATGCCCTGCCACAAGCCCTTGATGAGGTTGCCGCCCACCTGCGCCATCTGCCCGATGTACCCGGTGAACGCCCGGACAAGGCCCGCCACGATCTGCGGCACCGCTTTGACGACTTCCACGATGATGGAGGGCAGATTGGCAATCAGCGAAACCAGCAGCTTGATACCCGCCGTGATGATTTTTTCGGTGTTGCCGGCGAAGGCGCTCGACAGCGCGGCGACAATCTGCGGAATTGCGGAAACAACCGTCGTGATGATGAGCGGCAGATTCTGAATCAGCGCGATAAGGAGTTTCACACCCGCTTCCACAATGAGGGGGATGGAAATGATCAGCGCGTTTACAAGACCGTCCACAATCTGCGGAATCGCCGCCGTCACCGCTTCGATAATCTGCGGCAGGGCGGCAACCAGAGAAGTCAAAAGCTGAATGCCGGCTTCGATGATCTGCGGAATGGAACCGATCAGAAAATTCACCAGCGCGGTGATGATGGCGGGGAGCGCCGCCACCAGCTGCGGGATGGCGTCGAGCAGTCCCTGCGCCAGTCCGAGAATGAGCTGCAGCGCCGCCTCCAGCAGCATCGGAAGATTTTCTATCAAGCCTTGAACAATTGTCATAATTGCAGCGACTGCGGCGGGGATCAGTTCCGGCAGGGCCGAGCCGATGCCTTCCACCAGAGCCGTCACCAGCTGCACCGCCGCGTCAATGAGAAGCGGCAAGCTGTCGATGAGGGCGGAAACAATGGTCATGACCGCATCCACCGCCGCCGGAATCAGCTGGGGCAGAAGCGTCAGAAGCGTGTCGAGCACCTGCGTAAACAGGCTGACCACCGTGGACAGCAGCGTGGGGAGCAGTTCTCCGACCGCCTGCAGAATCCCGTCTAAAGCGGCAGGCAGGGCGGCGACAATGTTCTCAATCACCGGCGTGATGTTCTTGACCACGTTTTGAAAGGCTTCCACCACGTTGCCGATCAGCAGCTGAATGTCCGCGTCCGCGTCGCCCAGCCCCGCCGTCAGGTTGCCGATGGCCGACTGCATCCCGGCAATAGAGCCGCTGATGGTTTCGGTCGCTTCCGTTGCCGTCGTGCCCGTAATGCCCATTTCCGTCTGGATGACGTGGATGGCTGCGTACACGTCATTTAGATTGCTGATATCGTATTTCTGCCCGGAGAGCTTCTCGGCGTCGGCAAGTAGGCGCTCCATCTCGGTTTTCGTGCCGCCGTAGCCGAGTTTCAGGTTGTCGAGCATGGTGTAATTCTGCTTGGCAAAGCCCTGATAGGCGTCTTGAATGGAGGAAATGCTTGTACCCATCTTGTTGGCGTTGTCGGACATATCGGTAATCGCCGTGTCCGCCGCCTTTGCCGCTTTAGCAGTGTCACCACCGAGGGACTGGATGAGGCTGGCTGAAAAGCTGGTGACCGTTTCCATATATTCGTTGGCGGACATGCCGGCGGTTTTGAAGGCGTTGGCGGCATAGCTCTGAACAGCCGCGCTGGAATCTTTGAACAGCGTGTCCACGCCGCCCACCAGCTGCTCGTAATCCGCATAAGCGGCGACGACTTCCTTGCCGAGCTTGACGGCGGCGACACCTGCGGCGACCACGACCGCGCCCATCGCCACGCCGACGCCTTTGAGGACGCCACTCAGCTTTTCAAACTTGGAGCCGGACTTTTCCGCCTCGTCGCCGCTTTCCTTGAGTTCATTCCCCAAATTATCCGCGCCCTCGGTGGATTCTGACAGCTCGCGCTCCATGCCGTTGAGTTCCGCCTGCGCCTTGTTGAGCTGAATCTGCCAGTTCTGGGTGCGGCGGTCGTTCTCGCCGAAGGAGTCGGAGGCGTTTTGCAGAGCGGCGCGCAGGGTTTCAATTTTCGCCTTCTGAGCGTCAATCTGCTTATTGAGGACTTCATTCTGGGCGGCGGCCGCCTGCACGGATTTGTCCTGCTTATCAAACTGGCTGGTGACCAGCGTCATTTCCGAGCCGAGGACTTTGAAAGACTGATTGATATCCGAGAGCGCTTTTTTAAACTCCTTTTCGCCCTCGACGCCGATTTTCAGGCCGAAATTATCTGCCATCCGTCGCTCACCTCCCTGTTAAATCCCCGGCGGGATGATATCGTCAATGGAAAAGGTCTGCTTCGGTTTTTCCATGCCGAGAAACTGCTTGTGACAGGCCCATAAATCCAGAAACAGGCCGATGGGCATCAGCCAGAATTCCTCCGCGCCCATGCCCATCTGCACTGTTCCGTAATAGAGCAGGCGCGTGAACACTTCCTCCGTGCTCCCCCCGCTGGGATTGCTCACGCGCCCTGTGTGTTTTTTGCGCCGTTTTCGCTTTCACTGTCCACATTCCGCTTCGTGCCCTTGAACATCGCCTCGGTAATGGCGTTCTTGTACGCCGCCAGATCCAGCGGCGAGGTCAGCAGTTCCACGTCCTCCTCGGTGAGCAGTTCCTGCGGCGCGTCCTTGTTTTTGAGGTTGTGAATCAAAATGGACTGGTTCGCCAGCAGGGTAAGAAGCCAGACAATCTCATCCAGCGCCATCTCGAAATTCTCGGACTTCATCAGCTTTTCGCCGAGGCTCTCCAGCCCGCCGTAGCGCCGGGCGATTTCCTTGGTGGCGCGTGTAGTAAGCACCAGTTCATACTCTTTTCCGCCGATTTTGATTACGGCACTTCGTTCGTTTTCCATGCGTCATCCCTCCTTATTCGCCTGCCGGTTCTTCGGTGTAGGTGGGTTCGTACACCTGCCCGAACCAGCCGGTGATGGTTTCGGACGTAACGCCCACGGCGCCCTCGGAAACCTCCGCCTTCCACGGGTGCGTTCCCTTGGAATCCGGTTTGTTGCGTCGCATGACCGTACCTTCAATGCTGGGCGTTTGAAAGGTGATGGAATCGCCCTTGGTCTGCAGGTTAGTCGCCGGGATGCCGAAAATGACGCGGTACAGCCAGAAGTAGCGGTACTTGCCGTTTGCCCGCAGGGCGCGGAAACCGATGGCCACCGGCGGGGCGATGTTCTCGCCGGCGGAAATGAGCACGCCGTTGTCGTCCGCCAAAGCACCGGTGAGATTCTGCGCCGCGGCAATGCCGATATCGTCCACGCCCAGCGTCAGCTTGCCGGACTTGAAGTCCTTGACCACCTCCGACGCGCCGTCGTCCGCGTAAAGCGTCGCTTCGGCAAGCTCCACGGACAATTCCGCCGAGATGGCCTTTGCGAGGATTTCCGGTGTGCTGTAGGTTTCCTCGCCGTCCTCGGCTTCAGTGATTTTTGCGTAATAGAGCTTATCCATTCCAATGGTAGCCATGTATTATTCCTCCGTTTCATAAGACTGCGCGATGTCAATCGCCCAGTGGTGGTAGCCGGTGTCGTCCTCATGCCCGACATATGTGCGTGCCGTGATGGTAAAACCCGCACGAAGCAGAGCACCGGTAATCTGCCGCTTGCGCTGCAGGTAATTGCCTTTGGAAAAGAGCGAAATCCGCACATCGGACACATCCATCAGCGGCGCGTTGTCGCCGAACAGGGCGAAATCGTCTGCCAGCGGTGTCAGCACCAGATATTCGTCGGGCGGAACACAGGAAAAAACGCCCGTCTCCACAGGGAGAATGGGCGTGAGAAGCGTATTCAGTTCCGAAAGCACGCTCATATTTTCCGCACCTCCTCGTCCAGCTTTGATTTCATCGTTTCGATACAGGCTCTGCGGCTCTGGGTTTTCGCCGGCTTGAGAAAGGGCTTGGGCGGCTGACCGTGCCTGCCATATTCCAGAATATTGGCGATTTTGGCGTTGCTGCCGCCGCCCGGGCGCGGCTCGGCAAAGCCGACCTTGATGTCCCAGCCCGAGCCGTCCCGCTTAGGTTTGGCGGGTGAAAGCCCCAGTGCGCTTTCCAGTTCGCCGGTGGAGCGGCTTGGAATTTTCGTGCCTTTGCCGACGACGGCGGAAAGGTTGGACTTCACCCGCTCCAGCACCACCTGCCCGCCGGCTTCGAGAACCTTCGGCAGAATTTCGTCCGTCTTTTCATTCAGCCGGGAAACTTTCAAAAGAAAGTCCTCCGGCATCTTCATTTCCATTCGTGCCATATCAATTCACACTCCCTTCCACCAGTTCGCACAGGCACTCCACATACATCCCGCGCCCGCGCACGTCCTCCGCACTGATAATCCGATAGCGCTTCTCCTTGCAGACGATGAAATGTGCCGGACTGACTTCGACGCCGGGGATTTTACGGAAGCGGAACAGCACGGACGCTTCGGAAAAGACCGCCATGTTTGCCCAGCGCTCCGAGCCGTTGCGCTCCTCTTTGTAGGCGCGAACCGAGGCAAGGAGCGTGTCGCCTTGGGTAACGAAGCCGTCCTCGTCCTTGACCGGCGCGTTGGAGATGATGTCGATGAAACTGTTCATTTTTCCGAAAGACATACTCAAACCTTCCAATCCCGATCAAGCCGCAGCAGCAGGTTGACCGTTTCCCAGACCTGCCGACCCGCTTGCACGGAATCGGCAAAAAAGCCGCCCGTGGAACCATCGCGGCTTTCATAGAAATGCGATGCCAGCATGATGACCGCCTGTTCGGTGGTTGCCGGCATCGTATTTTCTGTGTAATAGCCCTCTGGAATGTGCTGATAGCTTTCGGCATAACGGACGGCGGCGATGATGTACATCTGCAGAAGCTCGTCGTCTTGTGTATGCGATAGAATCAGATTGGCTTTGACTTTTTCAAGCAGGATATCCATTCCCGCCGCCTCCTTTCGTTCTAACACTTACGAGCCCATTTGCAGAAGCTGAATGCCCTCGGCGAGAATGACCTTGCCGTCCACACGCTCGGCGGCGATGAAGCCCACCTGTCCGTTTCCGGCGTAGAGTTCGTTCAGGCGCTGCACCGTGCGGCCCATGCGGTCGGCAATCCAGTAGTTGGAGAAATCCCCGAAT